ATAGCACTCAGTGTCTGCCAATGTGATGTTCTCATTGAGCGTCATGGTTGTGCCACTCCCAAGCAGTTCAAATTGGCGTACAACCTTTAAATCTTTATCAAGCACATACCCAGTCATTCGCAAACCATGTGATGTTAGCACCGTATACAGATGATATGCACCGTTCGGAAGTTCATCCGAAACCATCGTTATTCCGCCCCATGCACTAACAGATTTGCTAAACACACCACTTGATTCAGTCACAGTGTTTGTAATATCAGTCAGCGTAAACTGTGTACCAACTGCTGAATTATATCCAACTCCCCTGTAAAATTTCGGTGGGAGCAAATTCTTCCCGTCTCGTGTCACCACCGCCCCCGTCCATCCGCTGATGGGTCTGATATTGCTCGGTGACGGTGTGCCAGAGCCAGACTGCTTCGGTTCGAGCGTCATTTGCAGTTTTTTCAGCAGAGTGTCTTTTACTCCGTCAGAAATAACAATCGGATTGCCAGTTACAGTCTTGTACTTTTCCACCCATCCCACATCAAGTGTCAGATGGATGGGATTTTTGTTGGTCGAAAGTTGAGTGATTTGGACTGGAATCATGACAACTCCTCCTTGTATAGATTATCCCTAACAAACAGATATGCCTTGTCAGATGTGTCTCTTTCTCCTGTGGCATAATACAAATTGATCTGGACGCTTGTTTCACCCTCTGACAACTGTCCTGTCTCATCTTGATTCAAGTGGACAGTAATTGTGTTGGCTTCTGTGTCAAGTTCAAGGTCATCAGACTTGCTCAACACATTGTTGCCGATCTGACCAAATGAGACAACAGCCTTTTCAACGTCAACAAGTGCATTTTCTCTGTCCAAACTTATTGTGACATCAACGGTCTCCCACTCATAAAAATATGCCATTGTTTCACTCCTTTTTATTCAAATTCTTGATTCCACTGAATAATCCGCAAGCACTCAATCCAAGTGCAATTCCTGTGATTGCTCCGTATCCAATGCCATATCCACACAGCATCCCAAATACAAATACACCACTGACAAGACCTAAAGCCAGATCAATCAGTGGTATATACTTTGCCTTGCATCCTGCTCTCTTGATGACCTCTGCCACTCCTATGATGAGAGCAACTTGTGTGGCAGGAGCAATCAGACACTCTGTCAATTCTTCAATTCCCATATTATCCTCCGCAAAGAAAAAAGACCTCCGAACCCAGTAGAGGTCTTTTCTCCTAAAGGCATTTGACGAACTATGCACCTTTGTTGAAAGTAATGCCAAACTTCCACAATACGATAGTAGCACACTATGACCTATCATTTCTTATCATCTTTTATTGTGTCCTTGATAATCCGCAGTCTCCTGTAGATATGAGGCTCTGAATAGTGAGTGATTGCTGAAATCTGCTTTATTTTCAGCCTGTCGATGTATCTCATCACATAGAGCTGATTGTCTGTCCTTTTATCTCTCCGCAGTTGATGCTCCACTTGCTTGAGGAGCGTCATCCTGTCAGTGAGGATGGACTTTGCCTCATCCAGTCTCTCATTGACTCTTTTCTGCTCGATGGTAATGACATACTGCTCCATTAGACTGTCCTTTGAGCCGCCGCCAGAGCCAACCTTGATATTCTTGTCAAATTCCCTCTCATACTCTCCCATAGTGGATTTCGGCTGTGTCCTCTGGAAGATTTCTTCTTTCTCGCTCAATATGGAGTCATAGAGTCTCTGGACTTTGACGTATTTGTCCTTTATCCTCTCATATTCAAGATATAGCATGGTTCATCACCCAAGACGCAGTATCATCTCTTTGGCTTTGTGATAATTAACAAGAGCATGATCTGACTCATCGACCTCCACATACTCGATGCACTCATACAGGATTTTCAACACATCTTCCACACTTACATACTTTCTCATTTGCTCCTCCTTTTACAGTCCGCATTCCTGCTTGATTTTCCTTTGGATATACTTGCAGTTGAGGTCTGAAAGACCCTCTGCATATTGTGACTTGAAAAAATGCTCCAGTTTTTTTAACTCTCCGTCAGTGTTGTCATATCCGTAGATATTCGGATACTTGCTCTTGTACATCCTCCGTTTGAGGAGCAGAGCCGCATCCATCTCCCTCCTTTTCTTCTCCTTTTCAAGCTCCGTAACATAATCATGAGCCGCCCTCTTGATTATCTCCACTCCCAGAGTCCGCAGTGGAGTCTCATCGTCAATCAGCCTCTGCTCTCCGTCATCTGGCTCATACTGTGGACAGGCTTTGACAGAGTAACTCTTATCATCGGACTTGACCCATGTAGATATTTCCGACTCCTCTGCTGTCCATCCATCTACAGGCTTGCCATGTCTTGACCACTTGCATCCATATCCTTTAGATGGTACTGCATGGATGCATGACCAACACAATGTGTTGTATGAGTCTTTTGTACTCCGCATATCGACCTTGCCTGTCTGTCTGATCTGACTCACATCCATGCCAAGAGCGTCAGCAATCACCTTGATTGTTCTGTCTCTGACCACTGGTCTCAACCCCATGCCTATTTCATGGATGGTCGGATATGTGAGACCTGTCTTTTCTGCCAACTCCGTGTGTGTCAATGGACACTGGTTGACCACTTCCATTATTGTCTTGCTCATCTTGCCCTCCTAAAGTCCAAGCATCTGCTCCATGTCCTTGTAGTCCTGCCTCAATCTTTCCTTGCGTCTGTCCTTGCCTTTGACCTCAACAGGGATACACATTTCAAAGAGTCTGGAATATATTCTCTGCTTGCGGACATCCTGCGGATGCTTTAGTTCCTCACTGGTCAGATTAGTTGTCACAATCAGAGGTTTCCTGCTCCTGTATCTGGCATCTATGATGCTCTGGACAACCTCTCCCATGTATTCTGTGTCTCGCTCTGACGCAAGGTCATCAATCACAACCAGATCAAACTTGTTCATGCTGTCGATGTACTTTTGTTTGTCCTCATACATCCCTTGGAGCGTGTTGGTCAATCTGGCAAAGTTGGTGACAAGGCAAGGATGCCCTTTCTCAATCAGAGCATTGGCGATGCAAGCAGAGATGAAAGTTTTTCCTGTCCCTACAGACCCATAGAGCAGGAGTCCCTTTCCTTTGGCTTTCAGCTCCTCAAAGCACTCCACATACTTCCTTGCCATCTGGCTGATTCTCTCATTAGAGTTGTCATCCTTTGCAAAAGTCCACTTGGACATCTCCGCATCTGGAAAACCCATCCTCTTGAGTCTCCGCACCTTGTTCAGAGCCTCTTTTCTGGCTCTCGCCTCCTGCTCTTCCTTGATTCTTTCTGCCTCACACTTGCATATGCAGGACAGGACTCTGATCTGACCAAGCAACTCCACTCTTGTCTGCTTGGGAGTGTGGCATTTTCCGCAGTATAGGAGACCATCCTTGATGTAATCTCCCTCTGCTTTTATTGGCTGTCTTTCTCCGATGATGTCATCAATGTTCATTTCTGCCTCCTATCCATTGAGAACCCTATGACCATACCTACACCGACAAACAAGGCAAAGCCAATTATCATCATCTCAATCACTTCATCACCTCACATATCCCATATCTTTGCAAAGTCTCTGTCCGAATAGTCAATGTTGATGTGCTTCTCTCTGCACATAGCATTCAAGGCTCTTACACAAGGTCTGCCGTATGAGTTATCATCGCACCAGTCACACATTGAACCGTATCCGCAAGCACCCCATGACTCTATGCAATCCTCCTGCATTCCATGCTCGTTGCTCCACTTCTGGAATGCGTTCTCCCAATTTCTCTTCTTGTTGGCATATTCTTGGAACAGTTTTACTTGCCGCTTCAAGTCCTCTACATCCTCACCATCTGCAAGTGGTGGGAACATTGACATCTGCTCACTCATGTCTATCTCCTCTCTCCAAGAGAGCAATATTTCATGACTCTCTGCCTCCTGCCTTTGACCGCAATCAGATCACAGTATCCATACATCTCGCTTGTGTGGTGGTGCTTGCAGTCCTTGCACTCTACTCTGCTGTCTTTGATTTGTCTCACTATCTCATCAGCACAAGCGTCTATTGATGCCTTTGCAAGTTCTTCTGCCATAGTGAACATATCGCATCCATCGCAATTTCTTGCCTGTGTCGGTCTGGCTTCGGCTGATGGAAATCGTGCAATATCGTTATTGTCTATGCTCTTGCTCTTTTGGTTTGAACAGTATTCCATCAATGCACTTCTGCTGATTAAATCGTTTGGGTAATCTCCTATTGCGGCTTCGGCTGATAGTGCTTCTATTGCCATGTCAATGGCTTCTTTTGTTTCTTCACTCGCTGATTTTGGATAACACTCATAAACTCTTATTGCTTTTAGAATTTTAATTGCCTCTTCCCTTGTCATTCCGCACCGCCTCCCATCTTTGCTCCGCAGTTGGGACAATAGTTGTATAACTCCGTTTTTCCCCATGCTTCAAAGTTTCTGCAAGCAGAACAAATATAAATGTTCTCTACATGGTTCTGTGACTTTTGTTCTTCAAGCACCCACTCCCCTGTCTTCGGCTCTGCGGATGGGAGCAATTTGATTCTCTTTGACAACTCCTTGTTACACGCAAGAAGCGAATTAACCGTTGGCATATCCGCATACAATTCATCCCCATCCTCGTCTATCTCTGTTGGTGTCTTGTCTATTTCTTCGACAAAATACTTGTGGATTTCGTTGACTACATCCTGTCTGCTGATAAGGTCACTCATATATATCTCCCCACTTTCCACTGTCTATCTCGCTCTCAACTCTTGCCGCCTCCGCAAAGTTGGCTCTCCGATTAAATCCTTTTGTCATATCTCCTCTGTAGACCATCTCAAGAGCCTTGATTGCCTCTGACCAATCAATCCTTTGAGGCTCATAGTAGTCTCCTACCATGTGAGGTCTTGCACCTCTGATTACTGTCTCCATATCTCCCTCCTCACAGTATCCCATCAAGGTCATCATCATCTGTGGTCTGACTGCCTGTTGGAGTCCAGTCATCCTGCCATGCTTGCTGACTGAAAAATGTTGAGCCTTGCTTGACGTACTGGCTTTCAATGCGATTGATCTGGATATAGGTCACATATGCCTTGATTCCATCCTCAACCGCTTCACATGATATGCCTTGCTTTCTTGCTCTTGCATATGCCTCATATGCTCTCTTCTTGCCTTGCTTTTTCGGATAGATGCTCCACAGATGGTCAAATTCATCAGCAAGAATTGATGATGATATACTACTCTTACTCTTACTCTTACTCTTACTCTTACTCTTACTCTCGTTATCATCTGTAACATCTACTGTTACATGAGCGTTACATTTTGTAACATCGGAATCAACAGAAAGCATTTTCTGCCTTTCTCTGTGCCTCCTAACCCTGTTAGCACCATCAGTGTTGGATGCACTTCCAATCATCCTCTCAACCTCACTCATGAACAGAGTCCCATCATCAAATATGTCCATCATGCCCAACTGAGTAAATATCTTTATGGCTGATCTGACAATATCAACATTGGTGTCAGTGATTGTGGACAGCATATCCTCACTATATGGAATCTGGTCATTGAAGCGGAGATGCCCATCATGGTCAACAGATTCGCACAGCAGTTTCAGATAGAATAAAATGTACTCCTTGCCATTAGGCATAGACTCAATGATTCGGATGTCATGACGTTTGAAAAAGTCTCTTTTAAGTTTGAGCCAGTAATATCTGTTGCTTCTTTCAGCCATCTTTCTCCTCCAGTGAATATCTCATGTATGAGGTTGGCTCTCCCCATCTGTTTTTGCCCTTTTCCATCTCTCTGTGGAACTGGATTCCATCTCTGCTCATCTCGCTGACTCTGGTTGACAGTTTGGTGATGCCCAGATCAAGGAAAGCCTCTTTCTGCGAGATGCTCCCAAACTCTCTGATGTAGTTAAGAATCCTCTCTTTCTGTGTCATATGCCAACCTCCTCTATCTCCAGAACAACCTTGGTTTCAGCTCCGTATTCAAACGTGTCTACAAACGCAGTGACGCACTTGCGGTTGTCATCCTTGAGTTTTCCTGCCTTGACCAATGCGTCAAGGATGAACTTTTTAGCGAAACAGATGTTGTCAAGGTCTCTCCTTTTGTTGCCCTCTATCCAGTGGAAGTGAATCCTCACTGGATGCTCCATCTGTGGCAGACGATTGAGGCAGAACATTATGTCATCCTCTATGTCCTTTTTATACTTTGCCGCTTTGAACTTGTTTGTCCTGCATACGTTCACATATTCATTCAGTGATGGCAACTTGAATGGTATTTCTGCCCTCATAGATAATTCCTCCCAAATATTTCAATCATCTTGTCTTTAGTCCATCCATGCTCCTGCTCCAGAATCTGCTGACAGTATGCCTTGAGTTTGTCATCCAGAATCCTGTTGAAGTGGACTCCATTGTTGCTCATGTTGTGATGTTCCGCACAGAGATAAACCCAACAGCCATACTTCTCTGACAGTCTGCGGTTGGCTGTGCCATAGTAGATGTGTCAGTGATGTCTATGCAGATTCAGAGTTGTTCCGCAAATGATGCACTCTCTTTCATTTGAAATAATCGACATGGACATCAGATCACCCCCTTTCACTTTAGTTGGATTTGACCATTGTCAAAACTCCACTCTATTTGGTCATTCTGGCGAATCTTGCCCTCACATATATCCACGATGTAGTCACAGAGCTGACTTGGAATCAATGCCCTGTCTCTCGCATTGGTCAATGCACAGGCTGTGCCTCCAATCTCTCCAACATTCAGTCCTTTCCTTTTGGCTCTCCTCACTGTAGAGCCTCTTGGAGCAGGAGCATGGCATTTATCTCCATTCTTGCAAGGAGGCTTGAAATTGGGACTGGGATGATTTGTCCAGATGTCTGTTGGTTTCATCCTCCTCTGCATCAGAGGTTTGTCCAGTTCATATTGGCAATAGGTCACTGTGTATCTTGGGAGACCTTGCATCCATTTCATTTTTCGCAACCCCCCCCTCGGATTTTCAATGAACCAAAAAGTTGGTTTCAGTTCATCTATCAACTCAAGAACGTGCTGATTTACGGAGTCACAGAACTTTGCATAGTCTGATACAGGCTCAAGTTCTCCAGTCTCTGGATTTGCTCTCCTGTGAGTCCAAATCCTTGCAATGCTATATGTGGCACAGTCTGGAGATGCCCAGATGACATCTGGATGCCCAAACTTGTCAATGATGTCCTGTGCTGTGATCTGACCGATGTCCTCATAGAGGTCAATGTTCTCAAAATCCTTGTTCCACTCGACAGAAAACACATCATGTCCTCTCGCCTCAAATGCCTTGCCGATGCATCTTGTTCCTGCAAATAACTCAAGCACTTTCATGATTGCCACATCTCTTTCATCCTCTGGATTTCATGCGGAGGCAGAGTCTCAATCTCCAAGTCCTTTGCCTCCGACACAATCCCATCAATCAAGACAGACATCTCTCTTGAGTCATACTCTGACGAGCCTTTATAGACTCTGTAGTGAGTGAATGGCTGTCCATTGAGTGTAGTCTCCGCAACCGCTTCAAAATACTTGAAATAGCCATTTACATCCACATCAGAGACCACACTGACCAACTCTGACTGACCGTATCTCTTGAGCATCTCCAAATAGACATCATTCTTTGATGCTCTGACCACATCCGCAATCTTGCCTATCAAGAGCCATGCATATGCATTAGCATTGAGAGACCGCTTCTCTCTGTGCTGTTTGACCTCATAGAGTTTCTCTCTGTTCTGGTTGAGCAACCACCGAATCAACTCATCTGGCTTGCCTATCATGCTGACCTCCTAAAATGGCAGTTCATCATCATCTGGGACAAAGCCATCTGGGACAGGCTGATCTGACTTGGACTCAAGGAAGTCAAAGCCATCCACAATTACATCTGTGGTATAGACCTTATGTCCATCCCTGTCATATGAGCCTGTCTGGATGTGTCCCACAAGTCCAACCCTGTGTCCCTTGCTGACGTACTTGCCAAGAGTCTCTGCTGTCTTTCCAAAGGCAACACAGGAGATGAAATCTGCTCCCTTGTCCTTGCCTCTCCGATTGACAGCCAGTGTGAATCTTGCCACTGCCATCGGATTGTTGCCTGTGGTGTATCTGACATCAATGTCTTTCGTTGTGCGTCCAATCAATGTTGCGATATTCATATTCTTTTCCCTCCATGCTTATAAGGTCTTGTCTTGTTGTACAGATGCTTGACTGCAATGACATTCTCAATGTCCACTCCCTCATGCTCCAGATAATCAAGGATGCGGATGATGCAATCCACCATCTCGACAGCAATCCCATCTGGCTTGTCTCCATTAATCCACATCATGTCCTCTCTGTTGCGATATGCCTCAAGAGCCTCTGACAGCTCCGAATGGCAGAGAGCAACGATTTCGCCAAATGGTCTCTCATCATCCCACCATCCATGTTCCACAGCGTTCTTGTGAATGTCTTTTGCTATATCGTTCAGTCTCATTTATTCCCTCCTAATATGTACAAATACTCATGCACCAGTCTCCATGCTGACTCCTCATCAATAGGGATGGAGACAAACTTTCTGACACTCTCCCTCAAGTGGATGCCTCTCAAAAACTCCCACTGCACTCCATAGCACTGTCTGTATGCAATTCTGTAGAGGTTGAGTTGGTAGGCAAGATATTGCTTATCCAACTTGGAAGTCCTCTTGATGTCTGCTCCACCAATCTGACCACCCATCTCAAGCACCAAGTCCAATCTTCCTGCGGCAATCGGTTTATCATCCAAATGCAATATGACTGGCATCTCGCACTCCTTGACGTTGAATCCGTATTGCCTCCGCAGGAACAGGAAGTTCTTGACCTCTGGCAAATCAGCAACCTCACCAGTCTCAAACAGTTCTTGGATTGCCTCATGGACTTCTGTTCCCTTGGCAGATGCCCTCTTGAGGACATCTCTGCTGATGCCCTCATATTTCCTGCCGAACTTGACCTTGAGCATCTGTGTGATGGAATCAACGCAAACTCCATCCACCAAATATTGATGCCCATCCTCATAGAATTCCAGAGTGTGTCCTGCAATCTCCCAAGTCTGCATTCTCTTCCCTCCTGTCTGATCTGATTCCAACGATAGTCCCCACTGCCACAGGGATGATGAACCACCACAGTTTCATGACTATAATTCCAACAAGATGCATATCCATATCTATTCTCCTTTCACTTTGATTCGCAGTGATGACCTCACTTGAGTCATGCTCACATACTCGTCATAGAGGTCTGGTTTGTCTTTCTTGAGTCTCTTGGAATCGAATCGCTCTCTGTCATACTCTGGGACATATGTGATGAGCAAGTCATCTGTCTCGATTCCTATGATTCCATGTGCCTCCATCTCTGATTGGAGTTGTGCTGTGAGAGCTGACTCCAAGTCCTTGATTTCCTTGACGGTTTTCTTGAAGTAAGCGAACCTCTCTGAAATCTTGCTGTCCAGAATGGGATGACCATTCTCAATCCTTATCATGTCCATTGGCTTTCTCCCTTAATAATTCATAGACGCTCCAGTATCTGTCTGAATCTGCCACACGCAGAAATACCTCAATGCTGATGGTGTCGATTGAGAGCCTGTCCTTGTTGTAGGAGAGACTCACATCTTGATACAGAGCCTCCATGACTTCTCTCAACTTTGCCTCCTTGACCACAAGGTCTGTGAATCTCTCATCTGATACTGTGATTTCCATCATTTACTCTCTCCTCTCTCTTTCAGTTTTCCAATCAGATCACTTGCCTTGTCCATCGGAATGTCCTCAAGTCTCTCCACTCCGCAGGATTCAAGGAGTCTTGGGAGATTCTCTCCCTTGTAATACTTCTCAAGGACTGCAATCTGCTTTGGTGACGCTGTTCTGACTGGCTGATTCTGCTTGGCATTTGCAACCTCCTCATAAGAGGCAACAGATTCATTGATTCCGAATCCTGCCATTCCCAAGGCTCTGCCCACTGCGGATGTCTCGCAGTTCTCGATGTAGGATGTCTTGTTAATGAAACTGGAATCTTCCTTTTCGTAGGCTGTGCCTGTTCCGATGATTCTCGGTTGCCCATCCTCATAGAATCCAACCTTTGCCTTGAATATGCAGACTCCATTTTCATTGCTCTTCATGCAAGTTCTGATGAATCCATCTGGGTACACCATGCGAAAAGCCTTGATTCTCTGGTTGACTTCAATGTAATCCTTGCCCTTGATGTCTGTAGGCTTGGTTGCGTCATTGGCTCTTTTGATGTCCTCATATGTGATGCCCATTCTTTTCTCCTTTCTGGTTGATGCTGTCCATCACTGCGTATGCCTCTCTTGCGTCATCCTCTTTGACTATGTGATCTGATATGTCATGGATGACTGTTCCGTCTTTCAGCACATGAGTTATCATGTCATCCTCCTGTTGCATCATCGCAACTTTGCGAGTAAAAAAAATTACAGAAAATACTCGTCTGCACTAATGCCATAATGAGAGCAGAGAATCTTGACTTGCTCCAGAGTGAATGGCTCGTTGCCATTGAGTTTCCGATTCACGCTCTGTGCAGTGATTCCAAGGATTTCTGCAACCTCTGACTGCTTAATTTTGTGTTCAGCACAATATCCCTTGAATTTCAGCATCTTCTCACCTCCTTTCTACAAGATGTTGCGTGTTCGCAACTCTCTCCAAGAACTATACTCCATTTTTTGCGACAATGCAACAAGTTTTTGATGCTATATGTTGGATTTTTGTTTTTCTGTCGGATATAATTGACATCACAAAGGAGGGAGAATCATGATTGGAATAGGGACAAGACTCAAGGAATTAAGGCTTGAGAGAGAACTGACCATTGACATGATGATTGCAGACATGAACTCAAAATATCCGCAGTTGAGACTGAATAAATCCATGTTGTCCAGATGGGAGAATGACTTGAATGAGCCGACCTTGGAGAATGCCAAGTATCTATCCATGTACTTTGATGTCAGTCTGGATTATCTGATTGGACTGACCGACACAAGAACCCCATCAAGACTACTGGCAAGGAGAAAGAGGACAGAATCAAATGAATAGATGTGCCATATACGTCAGAGTCTCCACACAGGAGCAAGCAAGAGATGGATACTCCATCGGAGAACAGCGTGAGAGGCTCAAACTGTACTGTGAGAGCCACGATTGGACTGTGGTCAAGGATTATGTCGATGCAGGATACTCTGGAGCGTCTACGGACAGACCATTCCTCAATCAGATGATTGAGGACGTCACAAGAGGCATGATAGACAAGGTTGTGGTGTACAAGTTGGACAGGCTGTCCAGATCACAAAAGGACACACTCCATCTGATAGAGGACATTTTCCTTGCCAATGGCTGTGACTTTGTCAGCATGAATGAGAACTTTGATACGTCAACCCCTCTGGGCAGAGCCATGATTGGAATCTTGGCAGTCTTTGCTCAACTGGAGCGAGAACAGATAAAGGAGAGGATGATGATGGGCAAGGAGGCAAGAGCCAAAGACGGCAAGTTCAACAGTGGCAAGACTCCTATTGGATATGACCTCATTGACTCTGATCTGGTTGTCAATGATTATGAGAGGATACAAGTCCAGAGGATATTCCAAGAGTATGCCTCTGGAAAGTCTCCTGTAGCCATCGCCAGAGACCTCACCGAATCTGGATACTCCCACAAGTATGGAGCATGGCAACCAGAGACCATCAGACATCTGCTGACCAACCAGACATACACAGGAGTCATCTGCTACAATGGGACAGTGTATCAAGGAGAGCATGATGTCATCATCGATGACGAACTTTTCCAGAGAGTGCAGTCCAAAGTCAGCAGGAAGAGAGAGGAGCATCTCCATCTCAATCGGAGAGCAGGAAAGGCATCCTCATATCTGGCAGGACTTCTTGTGTGTGGATGCTGTGGAGCAAAATACTCCAAACTGTCCCACAAGGAGACCAAGGGAGGCAGGACATACACATATGCCTATTACAAGTGCAACTCCAGAGCCAAGAAATCTGCTCACTTGGTCAAAGACCCAGACTGCAAGAACCGCATCTGGAGGATGCAGGACTTGGATGAGCTGATTTTCGGAGAGATTAGGAAACTGGCAACAGACCCAGACAGAATCAGCGATTTGAGCGATGACATAGATGTAGACAAGCAATCCGTCCTGCGTGATGAGATAAGCGGTTTAAATCGAAAAATAGAGCGTCTGATAGGCTTGTATGCTGTGGAGGATATGCCTCTTGATGTACTCCAGAAACAAGTGTCTGATCTGGAGGAGCAGAAATCCAGACTTGAGGCAGAGATGGAGAGACTCTCCGATGAGCAAAGCAAAAAGGCATCCATTGCAGATGCCATTGATGCTGTGTCCTCCTTTGGTGAAGTACTGGACAAGGGAAACTATGATGAGATTCGGACTGTCCTATGTGCCTTGATTGACAAGATAGTTCTTGATGGCGATGACATCACCATCCACTGGAGGTTTTAGCCATTAATCAAAGATTCCCTCCGCAATATTGTCTATATGGTCAAGGCAAAACATCATTCGTCATTCTCAATCAACTCCTCCATGCTACAATTCAACACCTTTGCCAATTTATGCACAGTTTGTGCTTGTGCCTTGTTTATTGATCTGACTCCTTGCTCATAGTGTTGAATCATTTGAATGTTCACACCAGATTCCTTTGAAAGTCCACTCTGTGACATTCCAGATGTCTCTCTGATTCTCTTCAAGTTGCTCATGTAATCACTCCCATCCTGCTGTCAGCAGTGTCTTTCTTCTGATGTCATGACACTCAATATCATAATAATGCTCCTGCTCCAAGATTGCAACACACATCTTGATTCTGTCCTCTATAGGGATGAATATATGTCTGTCTCCATCCATCCTCCATACTGGAGTATATACACTCTTCTTGATTCTCCTCTCCTTGCCATTCTGACAAGTCTCCGTAGCCTTGAAGATGACCTCAAAACACTCAACTCTCATCTTTGTCCTCCTTTCTGATCTGGCTCACAGCCAGAACTCCTCTGCTCTGACTGGATGTCTCTGATTAGATTCTAAATGCTATCTGTTTTTTACAACTGGCTGTCTGTAGTTTTTTCTTGGCTCACACACAGTTCCAAGGATTGCTCTTATGTGTCTGATTCTGGACTTTTTTCTCTGGCTCTCCTCCGAATCATCGCAGAGGCTGACCTCTCGCATCAGCTCTCCAAGTTCATCTGCAAGAGTCTTTTCTACAAATGCCTTTGCATCTTTCAGCAGATGAAATGATTGGATGCCGCCATCAAGACCAAACACAGTCCATACTGACTGATCTCTGTATGCATCGCAACAGTGGTGTGCTGTTTCTACTGTGCAGACTCTCCTCCATGACTTGCGGATGGATATGGAATCATCCGCAGTCCTGTATTCATATCCCTTTTCAACCATCTTGAACTTCATCATCGTTCTCCTTTCTCCAGAGGAGGCTCTTGCCTCCTCATCTTACTCTGCCAGTTCAATCTTGCATCTGGTGAGGACTGTCTGCTTTTCGTCTTTGTATTCGGAATGCTCCTTGACTCTGCCTGTGATCTGGACTGTGTCATCCTCACAGAGGTCAAGTCCCTTGGAGGTTTTCCAGACAATCACGTTGCCAGAGGCATCCTTGAATATGTGGATGAATATGGTGTCTTTTCCAAAGCCTCTGAACGAATCGACCTCAAACCATGCTGTCTTGACGTATGTGCCTTTGATGGTCATCCTCTCTCCAACTTCTCCAATGTGCTGTGAGATGGCTTTCTGTGCCTTGATTCTTGCCTCTCTTGCGAGTCTCTCTTCTTCCTCCTTTCTCTGTCTCTCCTGCTTTGCTCTTTCTCTCTCCTGCCTCTCTGCCTCAATCTGTGCCTGTCTCTCTGCCTGTCTCTTGGCTCTCCTTGCATCCAACTTGGCTTGGTATTCTGGAGTCCTCTCAATCCACTTGTTGAGGAATCTGCCAGTTCCATTGCACTTGTAGCAGACTCCTCCATAATGCGGAGACAGGACTCCATTTCCATTCATCAACCCAATGTAGTAGTGTCCATCTCCAAAGCACCTTGGGCAAGTGATTTCCTCCTCATAGTGCTTGCTCCCATTCTTGTCTATCTTGATGAGTTTTGCTGTCATGTCTGTTTCCTTTCACTCAACCTCCACACTGTCGATGATGTGCAGTGCCTTGTCGATCTGGTCACTGTATGTGTTGACCACCTTGCAAGTCTCCCCATCCCACTCATATTCAGAGATGTCATAGACCTTGTCCCATCTGGAACTGTTGGTCATCCACTTCCTGTGGTATCTGACTGTAACGTCTTTGCCCTCTGTGAGAGCCTGTTCGATTTGCCTCAATGCCTTGTTCCAGTTCATGTCTGTCCTCCTTTTCCTATGCTTCAACGATGAAACAATCATCCTCAATCATGAATCCATTTACATACTCACTGTCCTCTGTCTGATACTCACACATGAAGATTTCAGCATCATCATACATACCGTCATAGTGTTCGCTGTTCCAGTCACTGCACAGCCTCCAGATTTCATTCTCTGCCGACCTTGTCCAGTTGTCTGAATTCTTGCCAGTAATCTTGACAGCCATTTCTACCATCTTGTTAATCAATTCGTTTCTTGTCATCTCTGATTTCCTCCATCAGCGTTTTTTATTTTATTGTATACCTATGGGTATACAATGTCAAGGAGTCTGGAGCAATTTTCCCTCTAATCCTCAAAATTTTTTTCGATGCCCAAAATGTTGCGGAATCTCCGAAAAAGTGAGGCTCTAATTTTCGATTTAAGCGATTTTTTTATACCTATTTGATACTTTACACCTATGAAAAACAATAAAAAAAGAGGCAGGATTTCTCCTGCCTTGTAGCGTGAATCTGTCTCACAGTTTTCCATCTGATTTCAGTTGCTCCACTTTTCTCATGATGTAGGAGTTGCCTCCTATCTTCTCATAATGCTCATATTGCTCCCAGAATCGTTCAAGTTCCGTCTCGCTGATCTGGTGTCCATGCTCCATCTCTGCGATGCATCGAACCAGATAATTCTTACATCCCTCCATATCAACCTTGTCCAGTCTGGACTTGAGACACTTCATGTCCTTGTCGATAGATTCCAACTGCTCCTCCAGAGCCTTGGCAATCCAGATTTTTAGATTTTTCTTCAAATATCCGATTCCTCCCAGAAATCCGACAAGGACTGTGACTGCGGTTGATACGTCCGCAAATGTGATACTGTCTAACATATCATCACCACCTATAACAATGTACACAGCACAGTGACCGTGATTGTGATTGTTGCCGCAGTTGAAGTTAGATTTCTATAGCCAAGTGATATTAATCCAGTATCAGACACACTGATTGTTATTGGAGCACAGGATGACGCACTTGCTACATACTTGGCAATACCCACAGGAGCATATCCATCTGGTACTGTAA